AAAGTAACCTATCTCGAGAACCCGGATATCTCCGAGGAGTTTATCGAGGAGGCGGAAGCAATGAGGCGGACAGATCCGGAGGGTTATTGTCACGTCTACGGCGGCGAGCTCTGGACTCGTTCGGAGGCTCAGGTTCTCGCGGGTAAGTGGAGGATCGGAGAGATCGATACGTCGAACGCCGACGGGGTTTACTACGGTCTCGACTTCGGGTTCTCTGTCGATCCGTCCGCGTTCGTTAAGGTCTGGATCGTCGGTAACGTCCTGTATATCGAGCGAGAAGCGTATCGAGTCGGAGTCGAGATCGAAGATTATCCGGACTTTTTGGATAAGATCCCGGGAGCTAGGGATTACAAGATCCGAGCGGATAACGCTCGTCCGGAGATAATCTCGCATATAAAGAAAAAAGGCTTTAATATCGTCTCTTGTAAAAAATGGGACGGAAGCGTTAAGGACGGGATCTCGCTCCTCCGCTCGTTCGACGAGATTGTAATTAACCCGTCTTGTAAAGGTACAATTAACGAGGCGAGGCTCTGGAAGTATAAGACAGATCGTCTCGGAGAGGTTCTCCCGGACTTACTCGACGCGAATAATCACGCCTTCGACGCGATACGATACGCTCTCGAGGCTTCGATTAAACAGACGAAAGAGATATCGATAAGGGTCGCTTAATGAGCATAAAAGACAGGATAAAGAACGCTTTTAACAGATCCTCCGCTCCTGTCGCTGTCGAGGAAAAGGGATATCTCGCGGAGTGCGGGATCGGTTACTCGGACGCTCCGTTCTCTTTCGCGGATTATTTAGGCTCCGCGGGTAACGGGGATCTCCGGGCTCTCGAAGCCTGTCGTCTATATCGACAATGTACGCCTTTCTTCCAGTCTGTATCGATGCGAGCGGAGGCGTTCTCCTCTCTCCCTATCCGAGTCTACGACAAAAAGACGAAGACCTTTCTCGAGAATCATCCGATCCTCGATCTATTGAACAAGCCGAACCCGCAAGACTCGCGGACGTCGTTCCTTAAGGCTTACTCGAGCTTTTACGATATAACGGGCGAAGCGTTCTTTATGGTGACTGGAGACAAGGGATCCGAACCTCTGGAGATCTACGTCGCGAAGCCGCAACAAGTAACGATCGAAGCCTCGACCGATCCTTTTAATCTCGGAGCGGCGGGTTCTTATTGGTGGCAATCGACTTACTTCGCCGAACAATACTATCTCGACCGGGCGAACGAGCTCGGAGGCTCTTATCGATACTGGAACCGGGAAGCGACGCGGGAGTTCGCTCAGGTTAAAGATTTTAATCCGATGGCGTCCGTTAATTGTCTCCGGGGTCTCCCGAAGGCGGCTCCGCTCTGGTTACAGATTCAACAGTTTATACTCGCCGATACGAATAATAAGTCCGTCCTCTCGCGAGGCGCGAGACCGTCCGTCGCGTGGGTCTCTAAGCTCGACGAGCCTCTTACCGACGAACAGTTCCAGCGATGGAAAGATCAAGTCCAGAGCTACGAGGGAGCGATTAACGCCGGGAGACAGGTTCTCGTCGATAACGTCGAGCCGAAGATAATCTCGACGACGAATAAGGATATGGAGTTCGCGAATAACCGGAAGGTCGTCCGGGACGATATCTTTTCGGCTTACGGGATCCCTCTGTCCGCGATCTCGTCCGAGTCTATGACTATGGATAACCTTAAGGTCTCCGGTCTCCTGTTTTACGAGAACGCGGTTCTCCCGATGGCGGATAACCTTCTCGACGAGCTTACTCGTCTCCTTATGCCGCGATATAAAGCGTCCGAGGATCTCTGTCTCGCTTATAACCCGATCGATATCCCGGCTCTTAAGGCTCGGTCGATCGGAGAGGCTGTCGAGCTCCAAAAAGTCGCGATCCTTACAGATAACGAGCTTCGAGCCCGGGTCGGTTACGAGGGGCTCTCCGAAGGCGGAGACAGTGTTTACAAGCCGTCCGGCGTCGTCCCGGTCGAGTCGGACGCTTTTACGTCCGATAACCTTCCCTCTCCGGATAATGCGGAGAAGGCTCGATCTCTGGATAACTTCCGGGCTCACTGTAAAACGATCGTCCGTCCCGACGGCTCTCGAGCCTTCTCGGATACGGAGGTCGAGTTAATGGCGAGAGACTTCGGTCTCTCTTAATCTGGAAAAAGGAGTTAATTTTATGCAACAGGCTATTATCTGGACAAAAAAACCGATCCGCGTCGCCGGAGACGAGATCTCGATCATTATCGCGGACGTTATTACCGCGGAGAACGACGAGGTCGTCTGTAAGTTAGGCTCGGGAGATATCCTTCGGACTCGATTCGATACTATGATCGAAGGCGAGGATATGGATCCGATCCTCTGTATTATCACGAATGGAGACGGCGGCTTTATTAACGGCGTCGCCGATATCCGGGGAATCGATCCGGCGGATATCCCGTCCGGAGACGAGTAAGGAATCCCGACAGGCTGTCGGAAGTGAAGTCTCCCCGGAGGTACTCGGGGAGCGGAGCCGGAGGGAGAGATCCCTTCGGTTTTTTTATCCTTATCGCTTTACAAGTCCGAAAAACGAGAATAAGATTACTTAACGGTCGGAGATAGGCTCCGCCGGGTTAAACAAAAGGAAGCGAAAAAAATGTTTATTTCTGTAGGCTATGCTGTCCATAAAGAAAAAGTTATTAACGGCTTTCCCTGTTTTATTACGAGTTATAAAGCGAATCCGCAACAAATGAGGGGCGCGATTCTCTGGTTCGGGGATTACGAGGGGGCGGGGTTTACCATAGACGAGGCGGTCGATATGGGCTGTCGGTTATACGACGCGGATCCTTATTACTTGAAAACAGGGGCGGCGGTTACGCAATGTTTCGCGAAAAAAGTCGTCGAGGCTCTTAAAAATCAAAAGGAGGCTAAATAATGAAAAGCTACCTTTTCCGCTATCTTAAGAACGGGTCGATCGAGTCGTTCTCCTGTATCGCTCCGACGGCGATCTCCGCGATCGCTACGCTTAACGCCTCCGTCGGTCTTGTCGATATCCGTTATCTTAAGTCGTCTCCTCGGAGGGTTTTATAATGCTTTGCGTCGATATGGAGTCTTTTTTTATTCTCTCGGCTTGTCGTTATATTTACGACGGGGTTCCGGAGGCTTATTACGCAATGGTCGAGATCCCGAAGGGTTATAAGATCGTCGATCGCTTGTTCGTCGAGGAGGGTCTGTAATGTTCGACTCTCGAGTAAGTGGGATCCCTTGTAAAATAAAAGTCCTCTCGTATTACGCCGGACGTCCGGCTCGTCTTTATGGCGCGTGGGAGGACTGCTATCCGGAGGAGGACGAGGAGTTCGAGTTCGAGGTATTCGATCGCCGGGGTCGTCGGGCTTTATGGCTGGAGAGGAAGCTCCGAGACGAGGATTACAGTAGAATCCTCGAGGAGTATAAGGAGGAGCGGTCGTAATGTTGCGAGATTCGATTATCGTTATCTTCGTCTTCCTTTCCTTGTTATTCTGCGAACCGATCGTCGATTATCTATTCGGAGCCTCTCTTTAATGTCTACAGTCGAGGAACGGCAAGCTCTCGCGGAGGAGGATCTCGCGAAAAAGTTAAAGCTCGAGAAGCCTCTCGCGATCAAGACTCGGGAGCTCCTCCGTAACCTGTTCCGGGATCTCGCCTTAACTTATGGCGCGACCGGAGCGGTCTTCGACGCTGGAACCTATAAAGACGACTTCGAGGGAATACTTCTCCCGGCTTATAGGAGAGCGGAAAAGGAGTTCGGGACAGTCCAGTCTCGGGAGCTTCTCGCGGCGAAGCCGGGAAAGGAAGCGTCCTTCCTTCGTCGGATCTTCGAGCTCCTCGCCTTTAACCGATCGATCTCGGTCGACGACAGGATCGCGGAATATCATCACAAAAGAGACAAGCGTCTCCGAGCCTTTACAGATTCGGAGGTTCCGAAGCGAGCCGGGTTTATAACCGAGACGAACCAAAAGGAGATAGATCGGGCGATCGCTGTCGCCGTCCGGGAGGCGTCCGAGTCTCTGGTTCCTGTCTCCCGGGTAGCGATAGGAGCAAGAGCGGGACAAGTCTTCCGGGACTCCTCGCTTTATCGTGGACAGTTAATCGCGACGACAGAGATCCAGAACGCGGCGGAGGGAGCGAAGGATATCGAGGCGGATACTCTCGACGAGGCGATCCGTCCTCTCGCGGACGATAGCAGGGTCTCGGAACTGGATCGGGTTAAGGAGTGGCATACTCAAGGCGACGAGAAGGTTCGTCCGTCGCATATTCTCGCGGATCTCCAGAGACGACCCTTCGAGGCGGCGTTCTCGGTTCAAGGCGAGCGACTTATGTATCCCGGGGACACTTCTCTCGGAGCGACGCTCGGGAATACGATTAACTGTCGATGCTCCGCGATATACTTTATCGACGGGAAGCTCGAGAGGGTTCGGACGGCGAACTCGGATATCGGGATTATCCCGGAAGGCTCGCTCGATATTGTTAATTAACCGAGGGAGCGGTAAAGTAAGAGATCTCGAGGGTTAAATATGTCGACGCTTAATAAGGCTCAATTACTCGCCTCCTTTCCCGATAACAATATCGGACAGATTGTCCCGTTCAATATGCGGGACTTCGTCGACTCGGTCGAGCTTAAATATAATAACTTTACAGTCGTTAAACCCGGACAGCCTCTCGGGAACGCCTTTCCCGCTCCGGTCGGAGGAAAAATAATTCTCCCGGCGGGATCCGTCTGGTTAATTAACGGAGCGGTTACGGTTAACTTCCCGATACACTTCGAGGACGGAGCGGTCGTTCTCGGGTTAACGCAGTCTTTAACGACGGATTCTCTTATCCTCGACGCCTCCGCGGGAGCTGTCGCCCTTATCAATAGCGGAGACAATGGAACCGGGACAGGAAAGATCGGACAAGTCTCGAACCTTGTTCTCGACGCTTTTTCCGGGACGGGTCGTTTATTTAACGTAAAAAGTCCGGGCGTCTTTACTGTCTCCGGGTGCGTCCTATCCTCGCAAGCTCTCGGAGCGATCGATTCGACAGACGGGAACTCCGAGATATACTTCCTCGACTGTATTAACTTTTTGTCTGGAGCGGGTCTCCAGTTTACCGGGGTTAATGGCGGTCGACTTGTCTTCCGCGGTATGCGTTCCGGGTTCGGTAATACTGGAGTCCAGTTCGAGATTCTCGGGAACTTTACCTCGATTCTCCTCGGCTCCTGCTATAACGAAGCGGCGACGGCTATGTTTTCGGCTGTCGAGGGTTCGACTCCGGTCGGGGTTATTCAAGGGAACGGAGCGAAAACAGGATCTCCGTTTATTAACGGCGTCCTCCCGACCTCGATTAACTGGACTTTCTCCGGAAACTCCGGGATCGCGAATACTTCTCCGGTCGGAGCTCTTGCGATCCG